CTTTTCTGTTTTCACCGCAACAAGAGAGCACAAGTCATGACTAAGGCTGCACAGGGTCACACAAGGCCGCTCAAGGTCGTACCAGAGGCGAGCAGAGATGATCAGGGAATTGGTCTGCAATCTAAGCGCCTTATTGGCTCAGATCGGCCAAGAATTCATTCTGCGCTCAACGATTTGCCGTCCAGAGGCCTAGAAGTAATCGACTTTGCTGAGTCAATAGGCGTTGAGCTCATGCCTTGGCAGAAATTTGTCTTTGAGCATTCTATGAAAATCAAGCCTGACGGTCGTTGGAAACACCCGGTCGTTGTGATCGTGGCAGCTCGTCAAAACGGCAAAAGCACAATCATGGAAATGAGCATTCTTGCCAGAATGTTTTTGTGGAACGAACCGCTACAGCTGGGCAGTGCTCACGTACTGACAACGTCGCTTGAAACCTTTCGGCACATTGTCAACCTAATTGAAAGCAATCCAACTTTGGCAAAGCAAGTCAAAAAAATTCGCTGGGCTCATGGATCAGAGGAGATCGAGCTAAAGTCTGGCGCTCGCTACGTGGTCAAAGCGGCCAACGCAGCTGCTCGAGGTTTTGCAAAGCCTGAGACGGTGTACATGGACGAAACGCGTCAGCTTAAAGACACTGAGGCTTGGTCTGCTATGCGCTACACAATGATGGCTGCAAAAAATCCGCAACTCTGGACGTTTTCAAATGCTGGCGATCAACACAGCTTGATACTTAACCAGCTGCGTGATCGAGGTCAAGCAAGTGCGGCTGGATCTGAGGACGACATTGCTTATTTTGAGTGGTCAGCTTATTCGGACAAGATTATTGACGAAAAAAACTGGGTCGCAAGTAATCCAGCTCTTGGCCACACTATCCATGAGGACAATATCCGCGCGGTGCTAAATGATCCTGCAGACGTAGTCCAGACTGAGGTACTTTGTCGCTGGGTCAATACAATCAGCGGCGCGATACCGGCAAAGGAATGGAACGAGTGCGGCGGCTCTGAGGTAGAGCTTGACGTGGAAAAGGTTACTTGGTTTGGGCTTGATCTTTCGCCGGATCGTCGCGACGGGGCATTGGTCGCAGCGCAAAAAAATCCTGACGACACTTTTATTATTAAATTGCTGCACACTTGGCACAATCCAATTTCGCTCGATGATAAAGCCATTGCCAATGACATTGCGCCTTATGCTCGCAAATATCCTATCGAATACGTGGCTTTCAGTAAGCGAACAAGCTCTGCCGTAGCTGCTCGACTAGCTCCAGCTGGCATTCCAGTAATTGACATTGACGGCGCGTTATATGGGCAAAGCTGCGACGAATTGCTGGGAGCTATTACCTCAAAGCGGCTGATGCATGGAAAACAGGCAGAATTATCCAAGCAGATACTATCGGCCGTCAGATTACCAATGGGCGACGGCGGCTGGATTATCGGACGGCGCGCCTCAAGCGTTGCGGTCTGCGCAGCTGTTGCGTCAGCTCTGGCGACACATTTTGCGACACGCCCTGAAATGGAGATCGACATTTTCTCAGCCTAGGTGTATATGACACCTTTACACTTTGCCACATGGGTCTATTTTCGCGCACAGTCACAACACAAGCGCCAGCGGCGACCTCTGACATTGAGGCTTCACTAGCTCCAGTAAATGTCACTAGCTCGCTTTACAATATCTATGGCGTTGCCGGTATTACAGCGTCACGCGTTGAATTTATGTCAGTGCCAACGTGCGCTCGCGCTCGCAACATTATCTCGTCCAGTGTGGCCAGTATTCCGCTAAAAGTTCGCACAAAGCAAGACGGTGCTCGCGTTGAGACACCGCCAAAATGTATTAACCAACCTGATCCACGTGTCCCGGGCTTTGCAACGTACGCATGGCTTGCCGAGGATTTATTGCTATATGGTTATGGTTACATGCGCATTTTAGAAATTTATGCAGACACATATCGCATTAGAAGTGCTGAGCGCATAGATCCAACACGCGTAACAATTAAAACAAATGCTAACGGCACAGAAATTGAGTATTACTGCGTTGACTCAATTCCAGCGCCATACGAAGGCGTTGGAAGTCTTGCAGTATTTTACGGCGTAGATGAAGGCATTTTAAATCGTGCCGGGCGAACAATTAAAGCTGGAGCAGAATTGGAACGCGCTGCAACAATGTACGCGCGCGAGCCAGTGCCTACAATGGTTTTAAAATCTAACGGCACAGCGTTGCCAGCTGATCGCATTGCCAAATTGCTTGAGTCTTGGGGTCAAGCGCGTCGCAATCGTTCAACAGCGTTTTTAAATGCAGACGTTGAATTGCAGACACTTGGTTTTGATCCTGAAAAGTTACAGTTAAATCAAGCCAGATCCTACGTTTCGACAGAATTAGCCAGGGTCACAGGCATTCCGGCTTATTACGTTGACGCTGAGTCAGGATCAAGCATGACTTACAGCAACGCAACTTTGGCGCGTCAATCTTTGCTTGACTTCTCGCTGCGTCCAATTATGACGGCGATCGAGGAAAGATTGTCAATGACTGGCATGCCAAATGACTTTGTCCCGGCAAGTCAAGAAGTTAAATTTGATTTAGATGATTATTTGCGCGGATCTGCAAAAGAACGCGCAGAGGTGTACAAGATTTTATACGATATTGGCGCTTTGACTTCAGATGAAATCCGACTAGAGGAAGAAATGATCAGATGACCTACAGCATACAAAAACCAATCAAAATGGACTTTTCAATCAAAGTCGAAGCTGCGGATTTTCCAAAGCGTGAATTGTCTGGTCGCATTGTGACGTGGAATGAGGAAGGCGTCACTAGCTCTGGATCAACTATGTTTCAAAAAGGTTCAATTACTTTGGGCGAAACTACAAAACTTTTGCTTGAGCACCGCCGAGAAAGTCCAATTGGTTTTCTTAAAAGTTACGACGAGGACGAGGAAGGTATTTATGCCACGTTTTCTATTGGCAACACGACCGCTGGTTCTGACGCTCTCGTAGAAGCTTCTACGGGATTACGCGACGGATTTAGTGTGGGCGTAATTGCTCAAAAATATAAAAACGTTGACGGAGTTTTAGTAGTTAGCGCAAGTGCGCTCAAAGAAGTTTCATTGGTTACAGATCCAGCCATTGCCAGCGCGAAGGTTGCGATTGCAGCTAGTGAAAACAATAATTCTGAGTCCGAATTGGAAGCAGATGAACAACCAACCGAAGGAGACAAGCAAGTGGAAACACCTACAGCCGTTCCAGAAGTCCCAGCCGAAACGGTTGAGGCTTCCAAAGTCGAAAAGGTCGAGGCTTCTCGTCCGCTCTACTTTTCATCACCACGCTCACCAATCGTCAGCGGTGGTTCATACCTTGAGCATTCAATCAAGGCAACACTAGGCAACGAGGACTCTCGCCAGTACATCAAGGCAGCAGATGACTCATTCTCAACAAATCCAGCGTTTTCGCCGGTATCTTATGTTCGCGACGTTGCACAAAACACCAACGCTGATCGTCCAGTAATTGACGCTTGCGGCGGAACACGTCCATTGAGCACATACGGAATGACAGTGTCTATTCCAAAAATTACTGCTAACTCAACAGCTGCAACAGTGGCAGAGGGCGGAGATCCAACTGGTACAACCGCGATCACTTCTAGCTATGTAAATGCGACAGTTATCAAAAAAGCCGGGTTTCAACGCTATTCAGTCGAGCTCCTCGACCGGTCAGATCCCAGCTTTTATGAAATCATGCTCCAGAATTTACGCGACGGCTACGCTCAAGCAACTGACCAATATGTAATTGCACAAATTACAGCTGGCGGAACACAGGCAACAGCAACAGCGGCAGACTCAGCTGGCTTGATCTCATTTGTTTCAACAGAAGCGCCAGCTGCATACACAGCAACAAAGCGCACAGCAAAATCATTTGTTTCAGGCACTTCTATCTGGAGCACTTTACTTGGTGCAACAGATACAACCGGGCGTCCAATCTACAACGCTGGAAATCCTATGAATAACGCTGGATCTGCAATGCCAACAAGCATTCGCGGAAACGTACTTGGACTTGACTACTATGTAGATCCAAACATGGTTGCAACTTCAATCGACGAGTCAGCATTCATTATCGAGCCTCGCTCAATCGAGATTTTTGAGTCTCCTGCGCTTCAATTGGCCACAAACGTGCCAACAACAGGCGAAATCGAAATCATGCTCTACGGTTACATTGCAGCTCAAGCCGTCTTTGCTGGTGGCCTACGTCGCTTTAACCTAACCTAAAAAATAAGCATGGCCTAGGTGCGCTCCCGTATCTAGGCCAGTCGATCACGAAAGGACACAGAGATGCCAGCAATTATTACCGTCGCAAGTTTGCGGCAAGTGCTTGGCGTCTCTGTGTCTCTTTATTCTGACGCTTATCT